TTTTAGATGTGAGTAAATGTTTTGAGAATATATATTCTCATTCACTTCCTTGGGCTACAAAAAATAAAGAACACGTAAAAGAAAATGTAAAAAATAAAGCAACTTTTGGTCAAAGCTTTGATAAGTTAATGCAAGAGTCAAATTATAATGAGACTAATGGTATTGTTGTTGGCCCTGAAATTAGTAGGATCTTTGCGGAGATAATATTTCAAAAAATAGATTTGCAATGTAAAAAAAACTTATCTAAAAATAATGATCTCACCTATGGGGTTGATTATGAAATAAAACGATATATCGATGATACTTTTGTTTTTTCGAAAAATGAAAAAATCGCTAAGATTGTTTTTAATCGATATACTGATGAGTTAAGTAAATATAACTTACATTTAAACAATAAAAAAACAGAGTCTTACTGTAGGCCATTTTTGACTAAACGGTCTAAGGTGGTAATTAAAATGAATGATGAAATTAATGAACTTAGAAAAATTCTTTATAGTAAGAATGAAGAAAAGGGCGTTGAATTTAACAGGATATTTAATTACATTAAGTTATCAAACAAATTTATAAATAAAATTAAGTTAATATGTATTGATAACAATTGCGGTTATGATGATGTTACATCTTATATTATTTCAGCGTTAGAGAATATATCAACGAATATTATTTTTCTAGCCAGGTCTAAATATTTAAATGAAATTGATTCTTCGTCATTAAAAAATATATTTAGAACGATTATTAATATATCTTTTCATTTTTATAGTATATCGCCATCTGTATCGTCATCATATGTATTGAGTCGAATGTGTTTAACAATTGCAAGTTTTTTTGAAAAACACAATAGAGATTATGAAGATACTATTAAACAATATATTTTTGATAGTACTATTTCTTTTTTTGAAACATCTGATGAATATAATAATGTTGATAGAGAAGGATTACTACCTCTAGAAGTTATAAATCTGATTTTATTTACATCTGAACTAGGATGTGAGTATAAATTGCCAGAGGATAAAATAATTAATTTATTTTCTATGGAAGGAAAGTTTGAAACGTATTTTCAGTTAGTATCATCGTTATATTATATGAAAGGATATCATACATATAATAAAGCAAGAAAAAGTACAATTAAAGCTATAGACAACGTAATTATGAATTGCAATGAGTTCACAAAATCAGCAGGACCTACACACACCATTTTAGACTCATTATCTTGCCCTTATATTGATGCAAAATCGAAGACTAAATGGGTAAAGCATTTGCTTAAACAGCTATCCATAAAAAATGTTGCTAGTAGTGAAATTGAGTTATTAGTTTCAGAATTTGAGACGTGTTATTGGTTTGTGAATTGGAGTGAGTTTAATCTTATTAATATGTTGGAGAAAAAACTATTGAAATCAAACTATTAATGTTTTATTATTTGTTTGATTTCAATATGCCCACAACCCAATTAGAAGAAGTTTTCTTTTTCTGAGCGTACGGTGAATTATATCTAATAGCGGTCATGTGCTAATTAGATGTAAGCCGTTACCTCAATAGCAATATCTTGATGTGTTAACATTGATTGATACTGGTTGCGAGGAGTAGATGATCTGAAATGTTTATTTTTAGCCTATCATTATAAAGATATTTTTATTTTGTAAAACTCTAGATAGCATAGATGTGAATTTACACACACTATTTTGGTATGAGAAACCGTAAGGAGTTTCGGCTCCTTTACGTTACCAGCCTATCCTTAATATATAATTATATTTATTTGGTTAGTCATTAATATTTATTGACATAGATTATTAATATATGCAGAATTACCACATTGCAAAACCTCACCTACTCGGTGGGGTTTTGTCGTTTTAGGATTCCATTAAATCCATAACCGTCCTTTGAGGCGGTTTTTTTATGTCTGAAATTCGCCTATGAGAGAGAAAGTTATTAGCTGGTTTGCCTACCTTTGGGCAGGTTTAACTGGTGTAGCCTCTGGTCTTTCCATGAACGAAATAGGGGTGCTCATCTCTATTTTTGCCACCGTATTTACCGCGTTTATTAACTGGTTTTATCGACATCGAACCCTCAAAGCCCTGCAAAACCATCCAGAGGTGAAGAAAATCTATGAGCAAATTGAAGAAGACTAGTGGTGTTATTGGCTGCTTGGTCGCTAGTGTGCTGGCGGTTGTAGCTGGTACTCATCACGATTTAAAAACCAGCCCTGATGGATTAGCGTTTATCAGTAATCTAGAAGGGTGTTCATCATCCGCCTATCAATGCAGTGCCGACCGTTGGACTGCAGGGTTAGGCCATACCAAAGGAGTAAAACAAGGCGACAAAGCGACCACCGAAACCATTGCAGATTGGTACATTGAAGATATCAGCGCAGCGGAAAAAGTGGTTGATCGGCAAGTGACATTACCTGCTGGCCCTCAATACGATATGGCGGTGTCATTCGTGTTTAACCTCGGGGCTGGCAACTTTCGCAGTTCTACCTATCTCAAGAAACTTAAAGCGGGGCAGTTAACCGCTGCCTGTAATGAGTTTCCACGATGGGTATATGTGAATGGTAAAGATTGCCGGCTTGATAGCAGTCACTGTGCTGGCATTGTTAAACGCCGTTTAGCAGAGCAAAAGGTTTGCTTGTATGGCTATCAGTAAGTTCAAGCTAATCGGGGCTGTTGGTGTATTAACGGCATTATCGATATTGGCGTGGAGGTATTCACAGACAGTACAAAAGCTGGAAGCGGCTCAAGCACTGGTTGTGGAACAACAAACAAAATCAACCCAGTTAGTGGAAGCTAATCAGTCGATGCAATCTACCATTACCCGTTTAGAGCAAGCATCTCACCAAGAACGATTAGCCGCTGAACATAACGAACGTCAACGTCAGCAATGGCAACAACGGGCGTTAAAAGCACAACGTCAAATCGATAAGGATATTGCTCATGAAAAGTGTGCTGATTTGCCTATCCCTAACGCTAGTCAGTGGTTGTACTACACCAAGCTCGCAAGTGGTGACTCAATACAAAATTGAATACATCAAACCACCTGCAGCGTATTTGATTAGCTGCAAACAACCATTTCATAAACCGCCCATGACTTGGGGTGAAGCCGCTAAACGTGATCCGGTGTGGTTACACCATTTCTCGCTGTGTGCGGCACAAATTGAAAACCTACGCCGTTGTTATAACGACCCAACACACTGTGCGGCGTTACCCACTACAGAGGGAGAGCCATAGCCACGATTGAGAGTGCCATGAATAATGAAAAACGTTTTTGGAATACCACCGAACTTGAACAGTTTGGTAAACACCGTTCAACCATTCGTAAGAACTTAAAAGCGGCAGGGGTTTCACCTGTCGCTTATAAGGGCAACACGCCACTTTATGATGTGGTGCAAGTCGCACCGTACCTATGCCAACAACCGCGTAAAGAATCAGATGCACCCGATTTAATGGGATTTAAAACGGCAGCTGAGTTACGGGCGTATGTACAAAGTGAACGAGAAAAGCTGATTTTGATGCGGGAATCTGGTGAGAGTGTCACCAAAGAAGATTATGAAAATGAAATTGCTGTCTGTATTGCCAGTGTTAAAGGCTTTAAAGACAAGGTGATCACCCGTATTGAATCCGCTATTCCTACCGCGACACCGCAACAACTTGAAGATTTAGAAACTCTGCTTAATTTCGATTTAAAGGCGGTCGCTGATGAGCTTGAGACAGTTTGATGCCCGTTTAGGGATTGAGTTTGCTAATGCCAAAGCTATTCGTCGCAGTTTTGCTTACCTGTGTGCTCCCACGGATAAAACACCGGTGGAAGCGGCTGATGATGAATTGTGGATCTCTGATGGTACCGATGTGACTAAGTTCTTATCGTCACAAGTACCGTACATGCGAGAGCCGTTAAATTGTTTGGCTCGGCGTATTTATGAAGCGGTGATTGTGGTTGGTCCTGCACGTTCAGGTAAAACCAAAGCGATGGTGGAAGGTTGGATAAATTACACCGTCACCCAAGCCCCTGGTGACATGCTGCTTATCTACAGTACCAAGACTAAAGCTACTGATATGTCGAAGGTCGATTTAGAACGAAGCTTTTCAGCTACCGTAGGTATTGCCAAGCTGCGAACAGGGCGTAAAGCTGATGACAATATCACCTCGAAGAAATTTAAAAATGGCATGATCCTAAAGTTGGATTCTGCCACTGAAACCAGTTTATCCGCGTCCACCTATCGTTATGCCGGCGCGACCGATTACGATCGTGCTGATGATGCGGTAGGCCAAGAAGGTTCTAAGTTTGAACTGATGCTGATGCGGGTTCAAAACGCGAAATCATCCGGCATGGTGATGGCAGAATCTTCTCCTGGTCGTATTGTACGTAACCCTAAACGAGTTGAAGATTTATCACCGCATGAATCCCAACCCTGTGGTGGTATTGCTGACTTATATAACCAAGGTGATCGCCGCCGTTTCTATTGGTTATGCCAAGACTGTCATAGCTATTTTCGTCCTGATTTTGAAACCCTTAAATGGGAACAACATCCTGAGCCTTTAGAAGCTGCTAAAACGGCATGGGTGGAATGTCCTCGTTGTTGCCATCGTCATACTGAATCACAAAAACAGACCATGAACCTTGAAGGGCGTTGGTTTCGTGATGGTGAAATTGACCAATATGGTGATGTAGTCACCGATGAATCAGCCATTCGAACCAGTAAATGGGCAACGTTTTGGTTTGAAGGCATTGTGGCAGCGTATGCCAGTTGGGAAAACTTGGTGTATCGCTTTCTCAATGCGGATGCTTTGTTCCAAGACTGTGGTGATGAAGAGTCATTAAAAACCTTTATCAATGTGCGCATGGGGCGACCTTATGTAATGCAGTCGCGTGGTCAAGAAGTGGGTGCGCATCAGTTAATGGCACGAGCTGCAGATCATGAACGTGGCATAGTGCCATTGGGTGGACGTTTCTTAATGATGTCCATCGATGTGCAAGGTGGAAAACAGAATCCGCGTTTTGTGGTTCAAGCCCACGTCTATGGTGAAGGGCTGCAACGGTGGGTGATTGACCGTTTTGAAATCCTCACCAATCCCTATCGTAACAATGATCGTATTAACCCAATGGTGTATGCCGAAGATTGGGATTTATTGATTGAACAAGTGATCAAGAAAACCTATCCCTTAGCGGATGGCTCAGGGCGGGTGATGAAGCCGGTATTAACCTTGTGTGATTCTGGTGGTTCAGGTGAGAAGAAAAAAGGTAAACAGAAAAGCTCATCGGTTACCGATCATGCTTATCAGTTTTATAACCGCCTCAAAGGGCATGGCTTATCGCACCTATTCCGCTTAGTGAAAGGGGCAAGCCGTGACATCGATGATTTGGTTAAAGAAACCTATCCCGATAAACGCAGTAAGTTGGCCAACGGTGAAATCCCGTTGTTAATGCTGCATACCAATCGTTTAAAAAACCGCGTCGCTGCCAGTTTTTCACGGTTAGAGTTTGGTGCGCGGTTCTTTCATTTACCGGGTTGGGCGGATCGAGTTTGGTTCGATGAACTGACCGTTGAATATATTGATGAGCTTGGCCATTGGCAAAAGCCTGATGGTGCACGTAATGAGTCGTTTGATTTATGTGCCTATGCCGAAGCGGGTATGCATTACAAAGGCGGTGATGATATCCATTGGGATAACCCGCCAGCATGGGCCGCTGATTGGCAATTTAATAGCAATGTGGTTGATGCCGACCAAACGCCGAAGTTTGAGCGGGTGGCGCGTCGACGATATAACCACTCAAAAGGAATTTTTGGATGACAACCCAACGTGAACGGCTGCAGTGGTATCTCGATGCCGAGAAAAAGATCTTGATGCAACAAGCGGTTGAAACAGCTGAAGGGGAAAAGTTGACCTTTGCGAGTTTGGCAACGGTACGCCGTGAAATAGAACGTCTGCAGCAGTTGATTAGCCGTGAAAATCAGGGAGGACGCCGCAGTATGATCCGGAGAAACTACCTTGAGTAAATTGAATATAGCCGATCGTATCATTTGTTATTTTAATCCTAAGTCGGGGGCTGAACGGCTTTATAACCGTAACCTGATTAATAAATACCAAGCTGCATTGCCTGCTAATCCTCATACCAAAAAACGTAATGCTCGTTCTACCGGCAAAGCCAACCAAATCAATAAAGATGCGAAATCTTTACGCGAACGTGCACGACATATGGATGAAAACACGCCTTATGTTACCGCCATCCTTGATGAACTGTGTGCCAATGTCGTAGGACCTAACGGCATTATGATTGAACCACAGCCGTTAGACATGAACGGTGATGTTCACACTGATTTTGCCCGTAAGATCAGCGAATGGTTTGAACGGTTTTCATTGCAACAGAACATCGATGGTGAGTTATCTCGGGCAGAAACTGAATGGTTAGCCTGTCGAACATGGCTGCGTGATGGTGAAGTGTTTGCCCGTTATTACCTAGGGCGAGATGCAGGGATTGAATACCCGTCAACAACACCGTTTGGCGTACAGCCATTTGAGCCTGATTACATTCCACTGAATATCAACGAGCCTGAAAAGGGCATGTATGAAGGTATTCGCCGCAATGGTCTAGGTCAGATGATGTCATTGCTGATCCAGCGTGATACCCATGGCTTTTCTTTTGCGGAAGTCGATGCGCGATTTGTAGCGCATTTAAAATTCACCCGTCGATTTCATCAAAACCGAGGGGTAACACTGCTGCATTCGGTCTTAGATTTGATTGCCGACATTGAAGATTACGATCAATCAGAGCGTGTCAGTGCACAGATTGCCAGCCGCTTTGCCTATTTCATTAAACGAGATACGGGCTCAGGTGAGGCTGATAACTTTGAACGTGGTGGCGATATCTTTCTAGGGATGGGGAACAGTTTTGAACTCGCCCCTGGTGAAGATGCTGGCATTGTTGAAAGTAAGCGCCAAGAAGCGATGAGCAGTCCATTTCGTGATGCTCAAATGCGATTAGCAGCATCAGGTGCAGGTGTTAACTGCTCGAGCGTAACCCGTCATTACACTGGTTCTTATTCAGCCCAACGGCAAGAGCTGATTGATTCCTTTGCCCGTTATCGCATTTTACAACGTAAGTTCGTCACCAGTTGGACCCGTCCTCAATATCGAATGGCACTGCAGATGGCGATTTTATCGCGGGAGCTAGTAGTGCCTAAAGAGGTGGATACGGTTTCGATACTTAATGCGATTTATCAAGCACCAGTGATGCCATGGATTGATCCAGCGAAAGAAATGACAGGCATTGAAAAAGGTACCCGTCTAGGGCTGCAATCACTCAGTCACTTCCAACGTGAACGCAACTATAACCCAGTCGCTGTCCGCCGCGAGATAAAAGCCGAACGCCAAGCCATGAATGATGATGCCATTGTGAGTACGGCAGATCCTGCGCATAACGTTCAAACGAAGATCCAACATTCAACCAAAGAGGCACAACATGCCAAAGACAACTAAATCGTGGTTCACGCTCAATAACCAAGGCGAAGGTCAACCGGTGAAGGTGTGGATCCATGGTGACATTGGTAGTTATGACATTGAAGCCATTGATTTAATCAAAGCCTTGCAGTCTGTCGGTACGCAAGATGCTGAGTTCCGTATTCAAAGTTATGGTGGTTCGGTCTATGAAGGGCTGGCGATGTATAACGCCATTAAAGCTCATAAAGGCAAAACTATTGGCATCGTTGATGGGTTAGTAGCATCGATTTCTAGCTATTTCTTAATGGCTTGCGATGAAATTCAAATGCCAGAAAACGCCAAGCTAATGATTCATGATCCCGCTATTGGTGCTTGGGGCGGTGAAAATGAAATAGAAAGTGCGTTAACTCAACTAAAGAACGCCAAACAGACCATTGCTGAAGCCTATGCCGAACGCTGTGGTAAGTCGTTAGATGATGTGCTGCAAGCGATGGCAAAAGAAACCTGGTTCACCGCCAGCCAAGCATTGGAGTTTGGTTTGATTGATGCGGTGATTGATGCCGTGGATTTATCCAATTGCCTTAAAAAAGTCTCTGCCATTGAGCTGCAAGCCAAAGCCTTTAAACATACCCCTGATGATTTATTGAATCAGCTTGTGCAACCGCCAGCAACGCCAATATCTGAACCTCTAATAAACCAACAAAGTGATCCTATGCCTAAACCTATCGATAACGATGCATTACAAAATGCGTTAAAAAACGAGAACCAACGACAATCGACTATTCGTGCTTTGTGTGCAACCCATAAGGTGAGTGATACCCTGCGTGATGAAATGCTCAATGATTTAAATTGCAGTGCTGAAGATAGCTCGCTCAAGATATTGCAATACTTGGGTTCGATTTCCATTAATGGCCAAGAGCCCAATGCAGAACAACCACCAACAGGGTTAACCAATACCCATATTCATGTGGGCAACGGTAATGCCACCAAAGATGCGCTGCAAAATGCCCTAAATGCCCGTTGTGGTACGGGAGAAATTGAAAAAGATAACCCGTACCGCTTAAAAACCTTACTTGATATGGCTGAAATAGCGGTGGGTAAGGATGCTAAATATTGTGGTAACAAGAATGAATTAGTCGCTCGTGCGTTTAACAGCGGCGATTTTGCAGACATCATCACCGAAAGTGTACGAACGGTGATGCGAGATGAGGCGCAAGTACGTGCACCATTATGGCGAGAGCTTGCTAATACTGAAAACCTGCCTAACTTTAAAGAGACTGATTTAATTCTCATTAATGACGCCCCTGATTTAATGGCGGTATCAGAAGACGGTGAATACAAATCAGCCACCATCAAAGGCAGTGGAGAGAAAATTCAGTTAGCCAGTTTCGGTCGTGAAATTGCCTTTACTCGTCAAGCTATCATCAATGATGAGATTGCCTTGATCTCGAAAATCCCACGTAAGTTCATGCAATCGGCTTATCGTTTGTCAGATAAGTTGATGTTTAACGCCATTCTTAGCGGAAAGATGGGCGATGGTAAGAGTGTGTTCCAAGCGGGTGGCGCCAATAAATGGGGTAACTTAGTTAATGATATTCCAGCTGCTGATTACCAAGCCTTAGTGATGGCGCTGCATAAAGTCTTTGCAACCGCGACTACCTCTGAAGGGGATGCATTAGATTTACGCGGTGAAATCCTGTTAGCCAACCCTGACCATGCTTCATTTTTAGAAGCCGTTCTTAATACTGCCAGTAAACCTGATACGTTTAATCCTGCTTATAAGAAGTTTGCCAAGGTGGTTGAAACCGCACGATTAGCAACGATTAATGGTGCGATTGCGTTAACGGGTAAAGATTTTGATTCGGTGGTGATGGGCTTTCTTGATGGTGCACAAGATCCTTGGTTAGAAACAGGGGATGGTTGGAGTAGTGACGGTGCGAAGTTCCGTATTACTTATGATGTGACCTCGAAAGTGCTCGATCGTCGTGGCATTGCTCAGGCAACATTTGCCGCCAAATAATAGCTATTCTTATAGGGTGCTTCGGCATCCTTTTTTATAAGTGAAATAAACAACAGGGACAGAGAACACTATGCGTATTGCTGATGGTTCAAAGATTGATTTAAAAGCGCCAGTGGGTGGTTTTGTTAAAGATGTGCCAGTGAAGTACGGTGCGTTAATTGTGATACCTAACTATTCGGCTCAAGAAGGCCAAGTGGTGAGTTGTACTTACCGTGGTTTGTTTGATGGACCGATTAAAGCCGGCGATTCTCCTTCATTTATCGGTGAGGCGGCTTATTTTGATAATGGGGTGTTTACTAAAACGTTACCTACGGGTGAAGGTGCTGTCACCGTACCTGTTGGCTCATTCATTGATAATGGCGTGTTGCTGATGGGTGTAGCCTTAATCAGTTAACTCACACGATAGGTGATCAATGAAGAGTGCGTTTGATGATGCTCGGCAGTTGATTCGAGCCTCTATTCAGCAGTGTTTTGGCAGTGAATTAGTGGTGATGTTACCCGATGGCCAACAACGGAAAATTCAAGGTTATATCAAACACCAATCATCAGAAGGTCATGCCATTAAACGGTTATTAACGGCCAGTTGTTTGCCACCGTTATCAACCATGATGATAAAAGGTAAGCGTTATAGCTTGGCGTTCTCTGGCCATGAACAAGGCAAGGGTAACAAAGACAGTCAGCTGCAGCGTGAATATGTTTTAAATCTGTCTCAAGCAGGGATTAAACATGACTTCTCTGAATTCTAATATGGTATTAGACACCCGTTTTCTTGCTCGTCTTTCTTACCTTCCCGATGAATTAGCCAAAGCCGCTAAACAAGCGATGATTAAAACCAATCGCTGGTTAAGGGCGGCTTCGATGGCTGATTTAGGGTATGAACTCAGTATTGATTCAAAAGCCATGACTACCCGTTTTAGAACTTATAAAAACGGCGGCATGTCAAAGCTGTGGGTAGGCGTAAGAAGTCTTGGTGTGCATCGATTAGGTAAGCCGGTACAAAATGGTAAAGGGGTGCAAGTGGGCGGTCGTTTCTATGATGGTGCGTTTATTTCACCAATGGACAGTGATCAACTGTTGGTCTTTCGCCGTGAAAATAAAGGTCGAAAATCCATAAAGTTAGTCACCATTGATATTAGTGAAGAAGCAGAAGATATCATTGATTCTTACTTACCCGATTTAAACCGTAAATTTGAGGAGTTTTTTCATCGTGAGTTCCAATTCATTCTTTCGGGCTCCAAGTGAATGGGTGATGACTGTCATTGAACAGTTAGAGCAACGTTTACAGCTCGGCAAGATAGAAACCGCTTATCAACGTGAAGAAACAGAGCCTAGTGCGCCTATCGTGCGTTACCAATGTGGTGAATGCCAATCCATTAATCACACCAACAATGATGGTCGTAAAATCCATGAAATTGAGCTGCGATTCTTGGTCGAAGTGCCGATTGCTCAAGGTAACTTTGATGTGGTGGCGCTGGACTTATCTAGCCGTATTGAGCGTGAGTTATTCAATCAACGCTTTGGTTGTGTGGATGATGTTGAAGAGGCGCGGTTGATTTCAAATCTGCCGCGCCGTTTTAATCCTGATAATGGCGTGTTCTTGCGGGTTGTCACCATTAAGCAGCGTATTTTTATGGGGCCGATTGAACACGATTGGCATGAGATTATAGGAACGAAAGCCAATGTTGAGGGCATTAGTTGAACGGATCCGTTCGTTAGAAAAAGAAGTGATGGCTTTGCGTGAAGAAGTGGAAGAAAACCGCCGTTCTTCGGGCAATATTATTCGCTTAGGCGTGGTGGCAGCGACTTCAAAACAAGCTGTTGATGTTACTGCTGGTCAGAATAAGGCAACGCGGGTGCCGTTTTTTGTTCATAGTGCGGGGCGAGTTAGTCACTATCGCCGTCCTAGTGTTGGTGAACAGTGCATTCTGATTAACTTAGGCTGTGGCGATAACCTCAATAATTCCGTTGCTCTGATGGGGTTACCTTCAACAAACTTTCCTTGTCCGACGACCGAAGAAAACCAAGTGATGACTGATTACGGCAACGGTATGACTGAGTGTTATGACTTAGATACTGGTGCATTAACGGCGCATTATCCTGGTGGTGTCAAAGTGGTGGGTGATATTGAGCAAGAGGGTAATTATCGTGCTTCGGGGGATGTGGCTGATGGTACTCGTTCGATGGCTGCTGATCGTCAGATTTATAACGACCATATCCACTTACATGGAAACCCTCATACCAGCCAAACGGAGCAACAACAATGATAGGGATTGATCCTAAAACAGGGAAAACCGTCACGGGTATGGCTGCGTTAACCTGTCGGTTTGAACGGATCCTGACAACACAAATGACATCACGCATTAAGCGCCGCCAAATAGGCAATAAAGCCATTGCCCGTTTAGGTCGAATGCAAAACCCAACTGAAGCCATGATAGTGCAAAACCTATCTCTTGAAGCGTTGGCTAATCCTGCTAATGGCTTAACCCAATTTAAAGCCAAACAGTGCCAAGCCATAGCAAGTGATACGGGTTTTTCAGTGAGTGTGAAAGGCGTGTGGCGAGGGAATGATATTGAATTACAGGTGCGGTTATGAGTTTACCTAAAGCGTTTGTGGTGCCTGAATTTGAAACCTTACTCAGTGACTATATTCAAGCAGCGGTGGCGTATTGTGCTAAGTCAGATACTGACAAAGCGCAGTTATTACACCAAGCCATGACCAATGATGGTGAACTGCTGGCACAAGTGACTCAGGCGTTTGTATTAAAGCGGGTGGCTGAGATTCGAGAGCAGAATCACCAAGCCTTACAGATGTTTCGTAAGTTCGTGACTGAATCCGACATGGTGGATTTGCTGGCATTGCAATATGGCTTAAAGCGGCAAGTATTAACGCCGAGTGATAACAGTATTTTTCCACCTAAGCCTGCCATCATGGAATCAGATGAAAGCCTACTGCAGCGGTTTGATTTAGCGCCTTATCAGTTCCATACCACAGGTACGCGAATGGGGTATAAATTTCATGCGCTGACCTTAGATGAACGGCCGCTGATAAAGATTGAATCAGAACCCGATGCAGTGGTGATGCGGTATGAATTTCAGCACTTAAACAGGCCGATGCCGGTTAAAGATGCGATGCCTAAAATGTTAGAGCCTAACTCTGGCAAAGTGTGTGTAGCAGTGCTAAGTCGAGAACATCCACAAGGCATTGCCAGTGATGCGTTATTAAAACGGGTAGATGATTACCTTCAACGTGATGATATAGCCCAAGAGTCTGATGAAATCACCACCAAAAGTGCGGCTCCAAAGCTATATCGAATTGTGGCCACGGTGTATACCGGCTCTGATCCAAGTTCGCATGTTGATAAAGCCCAAGCCGAACACGCTGCATGGGCATTAGCTGAAAAACGCCATAAGCTCAATGGCATTGTTGATAGAGAAGAGGTGGCACACATTCTTTATGAGTTAGGTGCTAAACGTGCCAAAGTCCACGAACCTGCAGCTGATGTTATCTGCCTGTGGGATGAAGCGCCGTATTGTACGGAGGTGATCATTGATGTTCGAGGTGACTGAGCCTTTTATTTCTGTTCAACCTGAAAACCGTACCCTGATTGAAGAGTCCCTAGAATATGCTTGGCATACCTTACTGGCTAACCAAACCGATCCTTTCCCCGAACTGAAACAACCACGACTAACGTCAGAACAATTTGTTTCCTTACTGGCTGGTGAGCGTGGGGTAACTGATTGGCGACCTGAAGATTCATTAGAACAACAGCGTAAAACTGCCGATAACGCCTTTGAAATTCATCGAAAAGCGGGGACTCGTCACGGTTTAGCGGTGGCTATGGATGCGTTGGATTGTGATATTGAAGTTACCCCTTGGTATCAAATGGAAACGCCGCCGGGTCCTTATCATATTGAAGTGGTGGCTTGGAAACGTAATAAGCCAGTGAATCAAGAAACCGCCAAACGGATGCTGACACGGATTGAAAACACCAAGTCTGAGCGTGACACCGTTGATCTAATTTTAGCCTTTGGTTTAGATACTGGACTCACGTTCTCAGGGGTAAAACAGCCATCCGTTGTTGATTACGATGATTCAGCGACTGGCATCATGCCACCATCACCGCTGGTATTGGCTCCCTTTGGTGTGTCAGGTGCTCACTTTCATACCACGGTCGGTGATGAGTCATATCAGGGATGCATGCCTAATGACTCGTGGTGTGCAGGAGGGAGCTATTTTGCAGGCGGTATGCGTATGGTGATGAGTACCGATATAACGTTAGGAGCAAGAACATGAGTTCACCCGTTGTTCAATTTACTAAAGTGGGATTGGCCGAGCTAATTAGCGCCAAAAACCAAGGCATTAAAGGGGCGATTAAATGGATAGCAGCGGGTGACCGCAGTTATCAGCCAACACCTGAACAAAAAGCGTTGTACAACGAAAGGCAACGTGAACTGATTTCAGATTGGGAAGAGTTGAGCCCAACACAACTACGTATGGCGGCGGTATTTAAAGGCAATCTGGAATATGAAGTGCGAGAAGTCGGGTTCTTTTTAGAAACCGGCACCTTATTAGCGGTCTATTCAGTACCTAATACGTTATTGGCGTATAAATCAGCCAATGCCAGCTGGTTGCAGAAGTTCACGCTAGATGTCTCCCCATTGCCGTCAAATAGCATCACGATTGAGGTCGGTAATGACAATATAAACCTGTTATTGGGTGAAGAGTTAACCACGATGGCCACTGCTCAAATTGGCAATATGTCGCGCCATCTTGAATTGCTATTTCGTTTTAATGAACTAGAGAAAAGAGTGTGAGGGATTATGGCATGCACAATGGAGGGACCGCCGTTATTGAGCATTATTGCAGGTACAACCTATGGCTTTGATGTTAGCTGGACAACGGGTGATGACAGCAATCCTTATGTGAAATTGTTTGGGTGTACCGCTGTTTTTGTTGTTCGTTCGATTGAGGGTGAGGTGTTGGTGCGTGGTACTACAGAATCTGGACATATCACCATTATTGAACACCCACAGCAAAGCGATGCGCTCGATATCAAAGTCACCCATGACCAAACTCAAGGCCACCAACCAACAGCGTGGGAGAACGCGAGTTATGAAGTGCGGGTAACGTTTCCAAGTGGTGATCCTTACAGCATATTACGCGGTCCAGCTGTTTTGATAAAAGGGGCGGTTGATGATTAGCGCAAATGCAAAAGTGTTGGTCACGCTCAATACTGACCGCGTGATAACAGTGCGGTTACCCCAAGGGATTGCTGTTGTTCGAGAGCAAGTGAAGCCCAATGTTCAAGTGGTAACGATTGGTCAGCAAGGGCCTGTGGGTACGGTTAGTGAAGAAGTCTTAGCAACGGCTGTAGAAGCTAAAGCATTAGCAGTGGCGGCTTCTGAAGTTACTCAATCAACAGCAACATTGCTAGATAGCGTCATTAGTAATATCACCAATGGGTTTAACTTTCATGCGGGGGAACTTTCTGCTTAGGAGTGAGGGTGTTAAACAATAAAATTGACCAACTGATAGCGGCACTCAATAACGTGATGGGTGTGATTAATGGCAAGTTGCGATTAAAAGCTGACAAAACAGAAATCTATCCACGTTCTTATCTTGATGATCCGCTTTCGACCTTAGGTGCTAACACCGCAACGGCCAATAAACTTAAAGTAGCCCGCACCATAACCCTTGGTCGTGATGCTAATGGCTCTGTGTCATTTGATGGTTCGGGTAATGTCACATTGCAGGTCACCATTCCAGCTCTTGATGATAAGGCCGACACGATTGATACCTTAACACCGGCACAAATAGATGCCCGTATTAAGCAATTAATAGGTGTGGCACCTGAAGTATTAGATACCTTTGAAGAGTTGGCCAAGGCACTAGGCAATGATCCGCATTTTGCTGCCACCATGACAGCGGAATTAGCCAAGAAAGCCAATGCCAATCAGGTCTACAGCATCACGGCGGCTGATGCACAATTTCTAACTAAACGAGGAAAAGCGGCAGATACCACATTGTTTGGTGGTAACGCGCCCGCTCATTATGCAACCTCAGGCCAAGTATCAACATTAGAGCAAGAGATTGCGGATGGTTTTACACGACTTGCAGCATCGTTTAATGATGCGGCGAATACAATTAATGGAAGTTAATCAATGAGTTTAGAACAACAAATAGGGGCATTGGTTAAAGCCTCAGAAAATCTTACGGGTGCCGTGAATGGCAAAATTGGGGCAATAGATAAGCGCATGGACAGTGCTGAAGCCCAATTTGATGAATGGCGTAATAAAAAAGATGTACTGGGTGATGAAAGTATTGCTGGTGCGATGAGAATGAGTATTTTTCAAGGGACTATTATTGGAACCGGTGGAAATGTTGGTGTTGGTGGATTAGGTGGATTTGTTAATCCTGATAACTTAGGAATATCAGAAAATATTTATTTGCATTTTAAAACGCCACTAAATATCAATAATAATAATGAAATGTTTTGGTTTAATATTCGGGGGTATAGTTACGGGACTGCAAAAGTTATAGATGAAACAATAGTTGGTTATTGTTACGCCAATAATAATGAACTGAGAAATCAATCAGCTTTTGGTAATTTCACGCCTATAAGTTATGTGGACTCAAACGGTAATGTAGTACTTCGGATAAAATTTCCTTCAGTTTATTTTTCAACGTGTCGAGTTGATACTATGCGTGTGGGTAATGGCCGATTATTTAATGTTAATGATTTAAAACCTAAATTTAGTCTGTCTGACCAAGTTGTATTTTAAGGGTAAATTTAAATGTTTGATCAACCTACAGAAAAAGTGATTCAATTAATGAACTGGGCGGCAATTCGTTCTCGTCGTGATAATTTGATTCTAGAAACAGATTTCACTCAGATTGCTGATTCGCCATTAACAGTAGAAAAGAAAGCTGAATTTACAGCTTATCGCCAAGCTCTTCGTGATCTTCCCCAAACCTACGATAACCCTGATGACATTGTGTGGCCAACGAAGCCAACCATTTAGAAACCGCTCTTAGTCAGCGGTTTTTTTGTATCTAAAATCTGAATAATAAAGGAATAACATGGCAACCTTGAATCAAACAGGGCTGCAAGATCATCCGATTTTGCAGCCTTTTCGTTTAAATGGACGTTGGTATTCACCTGCAGATAACACCATTGCTTTGCATCCAACTCAAACTGCCTTTTTGTTGATGAATGGCAAGATTGGTAAACCGGCACAACTTCCTACCCAACAACAAGCCAAAGGACAGCAACAATGAGTTCATTAGCACCCATTCAAGATTTTGAATTAAATGGGGTTGAGGTTCGTACCATTGAGCCGCAACCAAGTATGGGGCCATTAGCGCAACAGGTGGTGCACTTGATTGGTACGGCTCCCGATAAACGCGGCGCCGTTGCTTATAACGAGCCAATACGGTTATGGAATTATGCTGATGCAATGATGGCATTAGATTCAACCGGTAATCGTCAAGGTTCATTACCTACCGTAGTGCGTTACTTGTTTGAGTATGTGAAATGCGCGCTCTATGTAACAGTGGTAGAAGTAGGTGCGAATACTGCAGCAACAGAAGCCAATGTGATTGGTGGTGTGGATTCAGCAACCGGCGCCATTCGTGGTTTGGAAACGGTTAAGGCTTGCCCTGAAACACCAACCATCATTGCCGCCCCTGGTTTTCATTCAAAAGCGGTAGGACAAAAGTTAGCGTTAATTGGGCGTGATGTGCGTTGCCGTCCTGTGCTTGATGGTCCAAACACCAATGATATGGCTGCGGCTGAGTTTGCGGCAGGGTTTGGCGCTGAAGGAACGGGCGAAGATAAGTTGTGCATCATCGATCCTTGGTTTCTGAAAACTTATGACGGTGTGCAGGTATTAATGCCAGCATCCATTGCTTTAGTGGCGGCAATGGCTTCGGTATCGGGTTGGGAAAGCCCACAAAATCGCTCGGTGGTGTGTGATGAAACTGCCCGTAACATTGCCTATAAAATCAATGATAAAACCACGCAAGCGAATTTTTTGAATAAACATGGTGTAGTGACAATAGCGCATACACGGATGGGCGGTTATTCGATTATTGGTAACCGCACTAATACTGGACGTTTTATCTCTCATGTTGGTTTAGAAGACTTGATGGCACGTAAGTTAGAAGAAACCAGCCAACCGTTATTGGGTAAACAATTGACTGAAGAGTTCATGCAGCAAGTAGTTGATCGTTTAACCAATTGGGGACAAGACTTAGTCGCGCAGACCGTTATTCCAGTGTTTAAAGCCTTTCTTCATCCGACTAAGAATAATCTAGAAAACTATACGGCAGGTCGATGGTTCCTATGCGTGAACTATGGCCGCTATTCACCGAATGAACACATGGTGTATGAAATGAGTGTTGATAACGGATTAATTGCAGCATGGCTTGATGAGGTGGTAAATGGCTGATCGTATTCGTATGCGCATTACGGCACAGGTTGAATCTGTGCCATTGATGAATGAAATTGTGGACTTTACGCCACCGGAAGTAAAAGCCAAATTAGCCAATAACGAAGGGGCATTTGTTGCTTCTGAAGATACCGTTGGCTTAGAAAAGCTTAGTTGGTCATTAAAAGTGAAAGGTGAGCATGGGGTGTTATCGCGTTCTTTGGGTAAGTACACCATGGGTAATGCCCAGATTAACGTAGTTGAAAAAGGCAAAAGTACCGATGGTGTTCCCTATGTGGAAACTTATTCAATGTATGGACCGATTACGGCCATTAAGAAAGAGGCGGTGAAGATGGGCGAGAAGCCAACCATCACTATTGAAGGTACCTGTAAAGCGTATACCCAACATGATACGGGCATTGTGGTTCATGATATCAATGTAAATACCGGTAAAACCATTATTGGTGGTGTCGATTTGATGGGATTAGCCGGCATCATTTAAACCATCTTCTATCGATGTATGACTGATAGCGCCTATGGGCGCTTTTTTTGTGAGAAAAATCCATGAATAAAGAAACTACGCTGCCGTTTTTTAACCGTTCAGGTAGTCATAAATTAGCGATTAATACCATTACCTTAGGTGCGTTTCGTAAGCTGCCTTTTGTGATGAAAGATGATCTGTCTGCCGCTGAACAATTTAAGCAGTTTAAGGCGATGATTTTAGCCTGTACTGACTTAACGCCGATCGAGTTTGAAGAGCTGTCGGTGCCTGATTTCACCCAATTACATCAAGATATTCGCGCTTTTATCTTAACACCATCTGATGAAATGAATGATCATTCATTAACGGGTAAAGACTTTGAATTTGATTTGGCATTTCCGTTTACCAATGAGCTAGGGGAAAACATCAATCATATTAAGTTCGCTGTTCCTAAGGTGAAACACTCTGAAGCATTGGCAGATATTGATGATCATTACGAACGTGAAGAATTCATGTTTCGAGTGGTGTGTCATTTAGATAAACAAGATATGGACGCCATGGCATTGAATGATTACTTGGCCATTAAACCGCAGGTGGGCGCTTTTTTTCAACTTGCGGGGGATTACTTTCGCCCCGTGACGTCGAAGCTCTGATTGATTTGATCCCAATGCACCGTAATACCACTGAAAGTGAGCTCAGGGAGTGGTCACAAGATCAGGCATTACGGCGTTATGAATTGATCTTATCTAAGCTCGGAGTCAAACAATGACGGAAAAGATTAGTTTTGTCTTAGATGCGTCGGTAAAAGGCGTTAAAGACATTGTTTCAACTACTACCGCAACAGAACGGTTAACGGCAGCACTGGCGGAACAACGGGGTGAGGTTCAGTCGTTAAATGGTCAGCTAAAGGGCATTAAAGGCTTTGAAGCGGCAGAGCTTAGAGCTGAAAAGCTATCGGCTCAATTAACTGAAACGAAAAGCACCATGACTTCTCTTAGTGCAGCGATAGCTGAGAGTAAGCAGAAAACCACCCAATTACGGGGTGAATACAATTTAACTCAGAACGAAATTCGTGGGTTAAATCAGGAAATGCAGCAAGCCTCAAAGGAGGGGGCACAAGCCTTACAAGTTAAGCTAAAAGAAGCCCAACTTCGACTTGAATCACTCAATACTGAAATTTATCAGAATAAATCCCAAACCAATGATCTCTCTGTCGCTTATAAACGTGCCAGCGGTAAGTTAGGTAAGTTAACCGACAGACAAGAGAAGCAACATAGCACCTTAAATAAGTTAAAAAGCTCACTGCAAGCGGCGGGTGTGAGTACCGATAAGCTTGGTGATGAACAAAACCGATTAAAGCAACAAGCTGATAAAGCTACCTTAGCCCTTGAAAAGCAGAATGCTCGATTAAAAGAGATGCAATCAATCCAAGGTCGGATTGATAGTCGTAAAGCTAAGTTAGGCGAAATAGGCAGTGAAGCAACAGGGTTAGCGGCAGCTGCAGCCCCGATTGTTGGATCGATATGGACAGCGATTAAAAATGAAAGCTCATTTGCTGATGTGAAAAAAGTCGTCAACATGAGTGATGAGCAATCCACAGAGCTGCAATCGTGGGCGCTGAAAACCTCAACCACAACACCTATGAGTGCCGATAATATCAATGCGATGTTAGCTGCTGGTGGCCAAAGTGGCATTAAAGACATCAATGAATTGAAAAGCTTTGTACTTGATTCCTCCAAGATGGGTGTTGCCTTTGATATGGATGCGGGTCAAGCCGGTGAAACCTTATCAGTCTTTAAGGCAGCATTAGGTGTAGATCAACAAGGCGCAATGAATGTAGCCGGTCTTGCTAACTACCTTTCAAACAACTCGAATGCCAAAGCGAAAGATATTGCGGGTGTGATGGCGCGTGAAGGGGCATCAGCCAAAACGGGTGGCTTTAAGGTCAATGAGTCCACGGCATTATCAGCTTCATTATTGTCATTAGGCATGGGTGAAGAGCGTGCAGCAACGGCCTTGAAGAATATATCAGGTCGATTGACGTTAGGTGATGCTGCAAGTGGTACTCAACAAAAGGCGATGGCCTCAATTGGTCTAGATGCTGATGATATTGCTGCCAGAATGCAAGACGATGCTTCAGGTACCTTGATTGAAGTGCTTAATGCCGTTAATCAGGCACCAAAAGAAGATAAAAGCGCCATATTGAGTCAGATATTTGGTGAAGAAGCTAAAGGTGCGGTGGCATCACTATCAGGCAATATGGCGAATTTCTCGAAGCTGTTAACGCTATCAAAAGAAGATTCTACCGTTCACCTTGATTCTCTTGATCAAGAATACAATGCCAGAATCAGTACCACAGGTAGTGGTATTGATATGTTCGTGAATAAGTTAAATCGATTAAGTGTGGTGTTTGGTACTGCTTTATTGCCAGCCCTTAATTGGGTACTTGAACCGTTAGGTAAAGGTGTTGATTTACTGGCTAACTTTGCTGAAGCGAATACCGGTGTCACTCAAGCTGTGGGTATTGGTGTTGCAGCGTTTATTGGTTTGAAAGGGGTGTTGTTAGCAGGGAAAGCGTTATCGCTCGTCTTTGGTAACTCGATGGATAAAACCCGTTTATTTACGAAAGGTTTAAATCGTGAAACCCAAGACGGTGGACGGATTGCGGCATTGGCTGCCAAACGTTGGCGAAGCTTAAATGCTGCTGTTTCATCTAGCCAAGGGCCAGAAAGTAAAGGCAATAGCAGTTTAGGCAAAGAAGCCCGTTCTCGTAAAAAGCGTAAAGGTCGTCGCCGTGTTCGTGGTCGGCGTAAAGGACTAGGTGGCTTATTTAGTTCTGTTATGGAAAGTCAAATGGCTCAAAAGGTGGGTTCTGGTGCTCAGTCTTTGGTAAGTAATGTTACCCCTAAAGGTGCTGCTATGGCCTTAGCGGGTTCTGGATTAGCTTTAATGCCTATGGACGCGATGGCATCAGATGCAATGGATGTGATTGGAATTGGTGGTGATATTGCTGAAACTGCGGGCAAAACAGGGCTTACCAAGGTATTGAAACCATTAGGAATGATGATGAATGCCTCTTCCGTTGTTGAAGGTGTCATTAATGGCGATATGGAACAAACAGGCGGTGCATTGGGGGATATCGGTGGTTCTATGGGCGGTGGTGCGTTAGGTGCTGCCATTGGTACTTTCATTTTACCTGGTATAGGTACTGCGATTGGTGGTTTGTTGGGTTCTATTGCTGGTGGCATGGGCGGTGAAATGCTCGGCGGCTGGTTTGGCAAGAAACTCGATTCACCTGAAGAAACCGCTAAAAAGGTCGATGAAGTTCAAAGCAAAGAGGCGATGGCCAAGCAAAGCCCACCTATATCATTTTCACCTACCTTTCAAATAACGGCTGCAGCTGGTCAAGATGAAAAGCTGATAGCGCAAGAAATTACCCGTCAAATGAACCAACAATTATCGTCATTAATGGGCGAGAACACCTTATCAACCCAATTTAGTTATGCCGCTATTGATAGAGATAGCTAAGGATCGTTATGCACCATTTAGTGATTGGTGAGTTCGTTTTTTCTGTGGGTGACAAAACACCGATTATGAAGTTTGAGCGAACATCACCAGGCGCGTATTCAGAAGTCAGTTTGATTTATGATGCACGCTCTGAAATGACAGGAAAACCGCTTGAAACCCTCGATATAACCGCTAAGTGGTTGCAATACGGGGCGCAGGAGTCAGTTGAAAAGCTTCGAACGTTAATTGAATCTCCATAACAAGTCAGTGATGGCCAAGGTATTAACTTAGGTAAATGGACGATTCAACAACTGAAAGAAGGTAAGTCGGCATTGATCCATAACGGTCAAGCCATGGTGACAGATGTTATGTTGCAATTGAAGGAGTACCGCGAGTGAAGGTAAGCGCCAAAGCCGGTGAGTTGATCGCTGATTTACTCTATAAGCACACTGGTCAAGATAATGACCAATTAGAACAAGCCTTCTATCAATTAAATCCTCACGTTCGGCGTGAGGTTTTTTTTGTCGATACCGAAGTGGTGTTACCTCAAGTCAAGCAGGTACCTAAAACGCAACGTGTCACTAAATCATGGGATTAAGGAATGTTTAATTTAATAGGCAATAATGCTGATTTGATTTTGGAACGTTTAAAGTCGTGGCGGTTAAATGATGGTAATGGTACCGAAGGCGATAACGTAACTTTGGTGGTGAGCTCTGATGATGTTGATGGACTGCCACCCAAAGGTGAACGTTATTCAGTGCGATTAGGTGATGTTGTCCGTGATAGTTTTCAGATATCAAAACGGTCTGTGAGTTTATACCCACGAGAGATCACGTTAGTCCTCACCGTTGCGCCTTTCTCTATCAAGGATGAAAGTGGTTATCGTGAACGTAAGTCGTGCAGTTGGGATAAAACAACAGTAGAACAAGTCGTGTATGACTGTCTTACCCCTCATGGCTTTGATGTTTTTGTCCATCCGCGATTACAAAAAATTGAAATCGAGCATATAGATCGTTCTGATGAAAGTACGCCGGCATTTATGAACCGCTTGGCCAAGTCTTATGATGCAATAGCGAAACCTGTTGAAGGGCGGTTTATTTTTGTGCCAATTGGTGAACAACGTAGTGCTTCAGGTAAGCGTATTGAAAGCGTTACGCTGTCACTCCCTATGGTTAATCATCCTGGCAATAGTGACTTTGTTAATGTGTCTGCAGAGTTAGATGGTCGCCAAGATTTTAATGGTGTTAAGGCTTTTTATAGTTCAACTGCAGATGGAAGCCGGCAACAAGTCAAAGTGGGGAGTAAACCGTTTAAGTCATTAGGCAAAGATAAGAACAGCAAGAATGAAGCAGAACAAGCGTGTGCTGCAGAGCTTCGGAAAATGCAACGCCAAGGGCGGAAAATCAATATTGAAGCACCGCCTAACCCCACCATTTTTGCGGAAGGGTTAGTGCTACTTGATGATACTTTCCCTCGCGCCTTCAAAGGTCTATGTTCTGTTGATCAAGTGTCATTCTCTGGCCAAGGATTACAACCCAATCGAATGAGTATTCAAGCAACGTTAATAGGTGAGTAATGATCACAAACAGTAAAATTCGCTTTAATCAACATGCCTTCTTTTCTGCAACTCTCCCCGTAAAAATCTCTGATGCTCAAATCAAACGTCATATTAATGATCAACGTGTTCGCCAATTAAAAGATGTTCGATGCCCACTTTACTTGCGGTTTAACGCATCTCGAACAGGTGGTACATGGTGGTTTTATCGTTATGAAGCCGGCAAACAATATCCATATCGTATTGCGAAATATCCTGGTACTCAGGCCAAAGACATTATGGATGTGGTGAGTGCGGTATCAGTTCAAATAGCTAAAGGAAAAGCCATTGAATGTAATCGCTTTGAAACCGTAGATCAGTTGGTTGATTGGCATGTTCAGCGGCAATGTACTTTAAAACGTTCCACGAAAGAGCGATTGAATAACCTAAAAAGTATGGCTGAAACTCATGTGATGAGCCTATTTCATGGGGTTGCTATCACGGATATGGACCATCAAAAGATAGACAGTGCCTTGATTCAGCCTATGTTTGAGCAAGGTTATTCAGTGAGTTATGTGAGGGCAAATTTCTTCTTATTGAAAACAGCTTTCTCTATCGCTAGACGACTCAAACACATCACTGCTAATCCGTTATCAGAAGTGCAATTTAAGACGTTTTTCCCTGAGACTTTCTCCGTTACAGAAGCTCAAATCAAAGGCTGTCGAGTGAATACTGAAGACCTGATTGATATCTTGCCGGCGATTGGCCAACAGCAACCACCACAACGATTATTACTGATGATGATGTTAGCGCATGGCTCTCGTATTGGTGAAACCAGAAAGGCTTTATGGAAGAGCATCAGTTTTATTGAAAAGCGGTGGTTCATTCCTAAAGAAGACGCCAAGAACGACGTAGCAATGAGTTATCCACTTACCGCTGAGATGATTGAACTATTGCGCTCATATCAAGCATGGCAACGTGAGCTAGGCTATAACAGTGATCACTTGTTCCCATTATCTCGTTGGAATAATCAGCCAATCCACAGTGCTAAAGCCAGTGAATGGGTGCGGGGAGTATCTAAGAGGGAATGGAGTGCACATGATCTTAGAAAGCGAGCACGATCAATATGGGCGGAATTAGGGGTTGATTACATTGTCTGTGAATCACTGCTCAATCATGCTCGAGATAAGTTAGATCAAGCCTATATCCATACACATATGGAATTACAGAAGAAAGAAGCGTTAGAAACGTACCATAAATGGCTTAAAAAAGGATGGTGTACCTGTCTAGCACCTGTCTCGATTCAAAATCCAATCCTCGATAAACCCTTATCCAGACTGGCTTGAAGCCACTTTTCATTATAAACCTCAGCGGATGATAATAAGAATGCAGGTTTGTACAAAAAACGAACAAATCAACGCTAATTTGATGGGGGCAGCACGTGTTGTTCCTCATCAAGTTAGCTTAATTAAATTGAGTAAAACCCAGTTGAAAGTTCTGCAGTCAATTATGCCTGGTGAAAAGGTAACAGCAGCGCAGATAGCCGAGCGTTGTGAGTTGTCTTGTTCGTGGGCGAGTACTTTGTTGAAGACAGTTTGGGAAAAGCACTATCTCCATAGAGATGGAGATGTGCGTTTATCGACAGGAGGAATTATGTTTCAGTATTATGTAGTTAAATAATTATTCGAATTTATCTTTGCTTTTAGATAAAGCACTACTTAAGTCTTCATGAGTTAAACGTTTTTTATCTATCTCTTTTTTAGTTTGGTTTCCTACATCTCTTAATAGATCTCGATTCTCTTCTGTTTGTCTTAATCCTTTGTTACGCAGATGTCGGTTTAATTCGTAATCTTCGCTAAAATTCACTAATTTTTTATCATTTGGTGACATGGGGTTATCCTAATTAAATGAAATTGATTCAATGATATATAACTTTATTTGTATTATTAATACTGTGAGATATGTCGATATTTTACTTTAAAGCCACTGATGTAATGTTCAAACGGATGGTGACTTGAATTTGTTTATTCAGCAGTGTGAATTGAAATAGAAGTTATAACAATGTTGACACTGGCAGGTAAGCATACAATAATTAGTGTTATAACAAAGTAGCCACGTAAAGGTAATGTATGCGTACTCAAGTAAGAAAGATAGGTAACAGCTTAGGTAACATTATTCCTGCTGCTTTTATTCGTCAGTTGAGTCTTGAAGAAGGCACAGAAATCGAAGTAAAAACAGAAGGCGGTAAAATTATTATTGAGCCAATTAAAGCAAAGAAAAAACGTTTTCCATTTAGTGAAAAAGAATTATTACAAAGCATGAATGCATACACTGCTCATGCAGATGAAATTGCGGTTGTTTCAGCCAAGGAGCTAGGCGAGTAATGGTGAAATATATACCGCAAAGGAACGATATTGTTTGGTTAGATTTTGAACCAGTAAAAGGTAAAGAAATTGGTAAATATCGTCCAGCTTTAGTGTTATCGAGCAAAGAGTATAATCAGAAGTCTGGACTATTAATTTGTTGTCCAATCAGTACAAGCATTCGTGGTGGTGTGACAGAAGTACCTGTTAAGAACCTAGATAAGCCATCAGTAGTGGCCGCAAGTTTGATTCAAACCCTATCATGGGCCGACCGCAGTGCTAAGTTAATTACGACTGCAGACGGTGGTGTAATGGAAGATGTATTGTTGAGAATTATTCCATTGATTGGTGCTGATACGCTGTTTGAAGATTAATGTCAGTTAACGGTTATTTGATGACTAACTAAAAACAGCAGTGTTTTTAATTGGTTAGGTTCTTCTGGCCGTGCAAAAACCTCAAACGAGTGCGACTCTCGGGAAATAAAAATTTTCGGGCCTTCTTAGTCACCACCACCGAGGTTGGTGATTTAGACCATTTTCGTTAGTGAAGAGCAGAGCGTGATGCGTAACGGTATTATTAATTTAATCAGACTTGAAAGTATTTTGATGCGCCTTAACATATATATTCATAGATGAACTTGGTTTTATAAATTGTGTTTTTAATGTATTAAATCTAAAACGAACCGTATTTTCTCAGATACAAAAAGACCGCCTCGATGGGTGGTCTTTTAACTTTAAACTTATGTATGTGGATTACATATAATCACGTCAATTAATGAAATAATTTTTAATTTTATCCGCATCTTCGATACCACTGAATGACACTCCTGAAGCATCAACAATGATGCCTTTACAAAGTATTAAACTAGGTAATGGTCCAAATTTGATTTCTAATTTATTCAATGAGCAATCATCTAAACAATTACGCTCTAAACAACCACCAATAGCAAATTGATAATCATCCGTTTTTTTTATTACTTTCCCATAAAAAAATGGGATGAATTCCAAATCAGAGACAGTTAACCACCAATTCCAATTTTCAAACGTGTTATAAAGCTTTTTATTGCGATGTTTTTTAAGGAAAATATTTAAAACAATTATAAAAAAAACAGTAACGATAAGGCCAACCAACATTAGAAACACCATAACTAAAGATCATAATGAATAAAAAATCACCCAATCTAGGCGATATAAGTGACTATTTGTATTAATTCTCATTCTTTGTGTAGGTTTTATAGATACCCATATTTGTGTACTTAGTTTTGACCGAGTAACCATCAGATAAAAGTTGATCATTAACAATAAAGTATGTAAGAGCTGATACAATAAAACCAGCAATAAAGAAAAATGTCATTATTGAGTTTTGTACCTTTATTTTTCTTTTTGACCATGAATATTTTGTTGCTTTACCTGTTTTTAATATAGTGAAAAATATAGACCAACTATATATTAAAATTCCCAACCCAATGATGCCACCTAAGGTTCCTCCTATTGAGAGCTTAACTGTAGGAAGTAATTTATAAGCAGAATGTAGTGTGTTAAACCAAGAAGATAGCAACCAAAAAGTTCCTACGGTCAAACAAATACTGATAATAAATAGTTTTATTTTTGTAGTTACAGGTAAATATTGTTCGCTACATTTGTAGTTTTCTAAGCTCATTTGTAAGCTCTCCAGATACATTTTTTATTTCGAATAATTCATCTAAAATTGCACTAATTAAAATAGAAACTCCCGCAATCGCAATGATAGCAACTGTGCCACTTCCTGTAACAATAAACACCCCAACAATAAATTCCGCTCCATAAAGTGATATAGCCGTTTTAATGAAATCAGTCCC